AAGAAGACAACAGACTTTGGTCAATCAGTTGAACTTGAACATAAGGTTGCACAAATAATTCAGAAACAACATGAACGAGGATTTAAAATTAATGTTGTTGAAGCATATGAATTACAATCTAAGTTTCAAGAAGATATGAATGACTTAACTACTAAGGTAAGACAAACTTTTCCTCCAATGAAAATAGAAGAAGAGTTTATACCTAAGTCTAATAACAAAGCAAGAGGTTATGTGAAGGGTGTTCCCTTTACTAAAGTTAAATACAAAGAATTTAATTTAGGTTCAAGACAACAGATTGCTGAACGACTAATGTTACTTGGGTGGAAACCTAAGAAGAAAACAGATAAGGGTCATGTGATTGTTGATGAGAAAGTATTATCTGAAATACATAATATACCTGAAGCTAAATTAATAAACAGATTCTTAATGCTACAGAAAAGAATTGCTCAAGTTAATTCTTGGATTGAAGGCATTAAGGAAGATGGTAGAGTACATGGTAAAGTAATAACCAATGGTACAATTACAGGGAGGATGAGCCACCAGTCGCCCAACATGGCTCAGATTCCTGCTGTGTACTCTCCTTATGGTAAAGAATGTAGGGCATTATGGACAGTAAACAAAGGTTATAAATTAGTAGGTGTTGATGCTTCTGGACTTGAGTTAAGAATGTTAGCACACTACATGAATGATGAAAGGTACACACATGAAGTCGTTAATGGAGATATACACAGAGCAAATCAAGCTGCTGCTGGTTTGGAATCAAGAGATAAGGCGAAGACTTTTATCTACGCATTTATCTATGGAGCAGGTTCAAAAAAAATCGGAAGTATCATTGGAGGTTCGGAAAGAGATGGCGAAAGAGCTAAAGAAAAATTTCTTAGAGCAACACCAAGTCTTAGAAGCTTACGAGAAAAAGTGGAACGAGTGGCTCAACGAAGATGGGTCAGAGGACTCGACCAAAGAAAAATAATAATAAGACATCCTCACGCAGCATTGAATACTTTATTACAAGGAGCAGGTGCTATTGTTATGAAGTATGCGTTGACATTGCTAGAGGAATATGTTATAAGAAAACAAATCAAAGCATTTCCAGTTGTAAATGTACATGATGAATTTCAATACGAGGTTGAAGAAAGTAGAGCCGAAGAGTTTGGAAGGTTAGCAGTACAATCAATTATAGATGCAGGTAAACAATTAAATGTAAGGTGTCCACTAAATGGCGAATATAAAATCGGAAACAACTGGTCAGAAACACATTAGTACGATAGCAACAGACATCAAGCAATTGATTTCTGATATCTCTACTGGTAAACCTGCCAACATGACAGAGGAAAACTTAAATGTTTTTCTTAATAATATTAAAGAAGCTATTCTAGCTTGGAATACTTCTCAAGTAAAAGCAGAAAAGTATGAAGGCAAACTTAGAATGTCTTCTATTGGTAAACCTGCAAGACAATTATGGTATGATAAACATAGTCCTAAAGATAGAAAAGATGAAGACACAGGATTAAATTTAAAATTTTTATATGGTCATATCATTGAACACTTAGTACTATACTTAGCTGAACTTGCAGGACATAAGATAAAAGACCAACAAAGAAAAGTTGAAGTGTCAGGAGTGTCAGGACATATAGATAGTATTATTGATGGTGAAGTATGTGATGTTAAGTCAGCTTCACCTTTTAGTTTTAAAAAGTTTCAGTCAGGTGAGATAGTAGGTGATGACCCATTTGGTTATCATGCACAGTTAGCAGCATATGAAGAAGGTTGCGATACAAAAGCAGGTGGCTTTCTTGTTGTTGATAAATCTTCTGGTGATATTTGTTTTTACAAACCAGATGATATGGCTAAACCTAATGTTAAGTCTTTGATTAAAAACCTAAGAGAATCTTTAGAGAAAGATACACCACCAGAAAAATGTTATGAGTTTAAGACAGAGAAGAATGGTAACAAAACTTTAGCTACTGGTTGTATGTTTTGTCCTCACAAATGGGAGTGTCATTCTGATGCTAATGGTGGTAAAGGTTTAAGAGTATTTAAATATTCTAATAAGAATGTTATGTTAGCTGAGGTTGTTAAAGAACCTAATGTAGATGAAATTACAAATCAATATAAGGAACAATTAAAAAACTATGGAAAGAGAACTGAAACACAAGCACCTGCTAATTAGAGCAGAGGTACAAAACCCACCTAAGAATGAGGAAGAAACTATTTCTTGGATGAGAAAATTAATTAAAACAATTGATATGAATATACTTGCAGGTCCTTATTCTTCACAAGTTTCTAAGAAAGGAAACAAAGGATTAAGTGGTGTTGCTATTATAGATACATCACATATTAGTATTCATACTTGGGATGAACAACAACCTGCGTTAATTCAATTAGATGTTTATTCATGTAAAGAATTTAAGAAAGCAGATGTTATAGATTGTTTAGAAGAGTTTAAACCTATAACTGTTGAGTATAAATACTTCGATAGAGAAACTAATTTTATAGAGGTAAAATAATGAAGTGTTTTATTTGTAATGGTGATGTACTTTGGGGTAATGATTTTGATGCTGAAGATGTATATGACAATGATGAATATTTATTTGTAAGTAATTACAGTTGTAAAAATTGTAATGCTTCATATGAAGTTTGTCATGGAAAGAAAGAAAATGAATAGTAAAAAAATGAAACCTATAAGACGAAAAGCAAGACACATACTTGTTGAATGGCTACAGTCTTTGTTGTCTAAAGAAGAAGCTAGTAAGATTAATTATAAAAATGTATTTGATTTTATACCTAATCAAACTCATTACTATGATAGTCAACAACAATTTAGATTACAACCTTGGTCTTACAAATGGATAGTAAAGAAACTAAAAAGAAATTCAGAGTTGACAATAGATGATTTAAATGCTATGTTACAACCAACAGAAAAACAATTAAGAAGACAGGATAATATAATATAATGCCAAGTAAAGAAATGTTTAAAGGTGTTGCATATGACAGTTTAAATAAGCAAGTTGATGGCGACCATTATAAAGGTATGAAAATTCAACCTGCTCATTTTATAAATGAGAATCAATTATTATTTGCAGAAGGTAATGCAATTAAATATATTTGTAGACACTCTAAAAAAGGAAAACAAAAAGATATAGAAAAAGCAATTCACTATTTAGAAATGATATTGGAGAGAGACTATGACTAATGAATCACAGATAACACAATTAGAAAAAAGAGCAAGAGGTTTTCGCAGAATTATCTCAGCATTAAATGATTTACCTATGTATGGTATTAATCCACACTTAGATAAAATACTTCATGTTAAGATTGATGCATTAAAAGACCATCTTAAATTAAAGATAACAAGAAACAATAATAAGTTAAATGAAATGTATACTGAAAGTATAGATAGTTTAGCTGATGATGATGGACAACAAGGAGAAGTATCCCCTGTTGTTATAGAAGATATTCATGCTGTAGATAGGACATACGAAAATGACAAATAATATTGTAGGATTAAATGGTAAGAATATTAAACCACCTGAAAAAAAAGATGTATATAATTTAAGAGTATGTTTAATTGGCTCAGATGATATAGACATCAAAAGAGTAGAAACATTTGGTGTTGCTGAAGATGGTTTCTTTATGGTAAAGTCTTTAGACAATCCTAAGTTTCCTGTATTCATGACTAATCCTGTTAGAATTAGAACTATTGAAACCTATAAAGAAGGTACTAAACCTATGACTAAACTTAGAAGCGAGAAGAATGATGATGATTTTCTTGTTGACTTACTGAAAGAGAAGCATGAAAACCAATCGAAAACTTAAACAAAAGAAAAGAGTTAGAAGAAAAGAAGCACACCTCATGGGCTTCAAATTAATTATTAATAATCAAGGACAATTCATAACTGAATTATCTAAGTATCCTTTAGATAAAATACATCTTCATTTTAAAAAAGAAAATGCTGGAGTTATTAAAGCATTGTTAAGAGAGTGTAATGCTAAGTTTGATTTACTAACTGAAGACTTAGAAAAGATTGCTTCAGATGTTTCTTATAATTAAACCTGTTCACCTTTTTCATCAGCACACATAAATTTAATATACATTCTATACTCGTTAACATCTGCTGCTCCAATGTCTTCATTTTTTTTATAAGATTCTAAATAACCAGCCCCCATACATTCATAAAAATCATTATAAGTATTTATTTTTATAGGGTCAAGACAATTATTTGCTACACCTGAGCATAGAATCATAAATAAAGCTACTTTCATTATTTTAATATTAATGTTTTAATTGATTTTTGATTTAAATATACCTCTGTCTCAGCCATTGACTTGATACATTGATACTCTATATTATTACCAGTATTACTACGCATTGCAATTCTTTTTCCTTTCAAACATTTAGACATAGACTCTTGTATTCTATGTTCTTTTATCTCACCATTAACAATCATTAATAAAGCTATTACCATCTCAATCATTAGTGTCCTCCATTACCAT